TTTACCACCTTTTGTGTGAAGCAAGCGGATCTCATAAGGAGTACCCTGCGGATCCGTAGTCTTAATCGTCCCGTACCCCTTACCAGGTGTAAAGGAGCCGGGGCCCTCCCAGGCTAAGGGAGTGCCCCCGGCAATACCATAATCCTGCCCCATGTGCTGGGTAGAGGCCCCTTTGGTGGGGGCTTTACGTGGACCAAATGGAGATGTAATGGTGTAACTTGGAGACCATTTGCCGGCTTCTTCTTGCCAAAGAGATTTACGCTCTTTTCCAACTTTTAGCCGAGTTAACAGAGATCGGATTGTACCTGGATCTACATATTTACCGTCTTTTAAAACGCGAACATCTAGATGGGGACCAGTCGTTGGAAAAACATCCTGACCAGCTGGAGTTACATATCCGACATCTGTTAACGAAGCCATACTAATTAACCCTCAATATATTTTGGTGTCTGCGAAAATGCAGCGGTTAACATTGCAGTCGGATCAATGGAAGATTTGATCTGTGGTGATCTGCCTGACGCCATGTTCAAGATGTAATCATCTAAATAAGATGCTGGATCTCGTTGTGGCTCCTCATCAGCAAAAATAAGGTAGGTCCGACCACGGGCAGCCGTTTCTTGTGGTTTAGTAGGCTGACCACCCTGTATCGCCTCAGTAAAACTGAAATTATCAGGACCAATAATTTTTTGGACGTAGCGATTAGTCTCTGCGTATCGCTTACTGGCTTCTACTGCACCAGGACCAGCGTTATAGGCTCGAAGACCTTTCTCGTACGCTTGACGTAATTTGACTGGATCCGTTTCTTTACCAGGGGCTTTACCGCCTAAATAGGTCTTGATGTACCCTGCCATATTCTTGGCAGCAGCATCCAATGCGGAAATCGGGTCGTCAGGATTAACACCCCAACCCTTGGCGGTTGTGGGCATAATCTGAGCGATGCCACGAGCACCGGCAGACGATACAGCTTTTGGATTAAATCCAGATTCTGCTTGAATCTGGCGCTCAAAAACTTGAGGAAGAAGCCCATACTTTTGGGCTTTTTGTCTTGCTATCTCGCGAAAGTCGGTAGGCATACGTAGGGCTGAATACGCGGCGTTAGCGGAAATCGTTTGAAAGCATAAGGCGAGTGCCGACAGCAACGTCGGCAGGGCCAGGGAGCGCTTGAATGAATTCAGCGCCTTCTCGGTTGAACCGATACCGAGCTTGCTCGGGATTTCGGTAATTGGGGACATACAGATGTAGGGCTAATCGATCCGTCTCGTATAAATAAATCGCCGTCCAAGTTTTCAGCGTGTCTCTGAAATCAGAGGTCGCAATCGTACGATCAACGTCACCGGCTATGCTCTCAATACGACTACGTGGGACGGTATTATTATTCACGCTGCCAGTCATGTCAGTGCGCTTTTCAGCCTCGTCGCACCGACCGATCTGTTCGACAATTTTCGAATACCAGAACGAATCTTGGATGTTGTTGACAGCTTCCTCTAGACGCGCTTGGTCACCAGCCGGGACAGACGTCAGGTTATAACCTAGGTGCCAGCGGACTTTAGACTTAAGGAAGGTATCGAGTTGCATTACTGAAACGAAATGCGTTACAGGTACACCATCTCAGATGTACCCAGTAACACACTAGCACGCGCAAATAATTACTCGACGCGAACTAAATTCTCTTTAAAAATTTCATCCCAGTCAACACGTTTGATACCCTTCAATTGCTCCAATCTTTGGAAACGTTCACCCGGCATCGACATTTGAAGGTCTTTGATATCTCGCGCTGTTTTAAGTCCCACACCAGGAAGCGCATCCGCAATCTGTCGGGCGCTGGCGGTGTTGATATTCATCCGCGTATCTAACGGGAAGGTCTCCTTTTTCGTAGGAATCGCTGGGTTCACACCCTCTGACGCAAGTTGTGCGGTCAAGCGCTCTTCGGTCTTGATCTGCTCAGTGGTCGCATCCAGGTGCGGAACCAGATCAGATTCATCGATGTAAAGAACTTCATCTTGGGAATCGATGCACATGACGATCCCATCGCCGTGCTTCGCAATCATTTCCACCAAACCGCCGGTTACACGGTATTGATACAGCATCGTTGTAATTTTAGTCTCTGCTTAGCCTAACAAACTAAACCCAAACCAACAACAGGAAACAAAAAAAGGGGCCCCGAAGAGCCCCTCCACTTGTATCGATTGACAGATCAGCTGTCGGTGCCGCCCACTTGGGAAGCAAAATCGACGAAACCTTGGATATCGTTCCAGGACACGGCAGTAGCAGGACGCAGGTAGTTGACGCGGCACAGCAGGTAAGCAGCCTTACCGGCGGTCGAATCATCAGCGCTGATGTACACACCGTCGCCGTTCACGGAAGTATCAGTGATGGCGTTGACGTTGTAGACCTTGAACAGCTGGTCAGAGGTCACCTTGTAGAACATCGAGTTGGCAGCGTTAGCAGCCGTGATGCCAGCGGTGGTGACGGTGGTCCAGAAGGGCAGGTCGCCGTTGGTGGTGTCGCCAGTGCCCTGGGCAATGCCGGAAGCACCGATGGTCAGGCTGGAGCTAGCAGCAGCCAGACCGTTGGCCTGCGAGGAGGGGACGCCGAAGGGGCTACCCGAGTTGTCGGGACCCAGCAGCAGGACCTCGGTGTTGGTGCCGAGCAGGTCGGCAGTCACAGGGGAGGCAGGGAAACCAGCCAGGCCACCAGCGGGGATGTCCTGAGCCAGTGCCAGAGACGCACCGTAGATGTAAGCCGGGCGATCAGCACTGGCTTGCACAGTCAGGGTGGTGCGGTTGTCACGCACCCGATCATCGGGACGACGGTCGGGGGAGGGGATGGTGATGTTGAAGCTCTTGTAGCTGGCCTTATCAGCAGAAAGGTTATCAATCTTGATGTAGCCAATCAGCTCGTAAGCTTCAACGCCAGGCCAGCCATACACACCTTCGGTGTTGTAGGAGGAGAGGCGGTTGATCTGATTACCGGGTTGCAGAATTGCACCGGCTTCTTCTTTGTAAGCAGCCATTGTTAAGTACCTCCTTTATCACTCAGTAATGGTAAAGGCACAGGTCACGAAGTCCTTGTTCAGGTTCGCGAAACCGGCGTACAGCTGCCAAATCAGGATGATGAAGCGGCTGAAGTCATCGTTGTTGTTGATCAGAACTTGAGCGTTCGGACCACCGATGCCCACACCCACAGCCTGAGGACCGAAGAACAGGGCAGGAGGAGTGTCGTGAGAAACAGAGCCGTCGCCGTCGTTGATGTCAACGGTGATGGACTTGCTGGGGAAGTTGGTGGATTCGAAGAACCGCACACCTTCAAACACAAAGCCGGAAGGCATCACAGGTTCGCCAGCCACGAACTGAGCTTGGCCAAACTGACCACCACCATAGATGGCGGCGTTAGGAGCCATGGCGCCCATCAGCGGGTTGGGAACGCCAGCGCCAGGATAGCGAGCCACTTCACGGAAGCCCTGGTCAGCACGCAGGTCCTTCATGAAGGAAGGATCAGCGATACAACGGTAGTAGCCGTCGGCGAACACAGGCACGTTGCGCTTGCGGAGGCTCTTCACAACGTTCAGAAGGTCGGTCTTAACGTTGAACTTGAAGCGCTCGGAAGCGTATTCGGTGGCGGTATAGGTAGCCAGAGTGGTCGAACCAGTCTTGGCGTGGTTGTTCGGATAGTAGTAACCACCCTGGGTGTCGGAGGACTGACCACGGGATTCGGCCTTGAACAGTTCGTCCAGGAACACGCGGTCGCGCCAGCGGCGGTAGTCATCCAGCAGGGTCAGCGAACCGATGGACTGGTGGAACATGTTGAGGTTCCCGGTGTCCAGCAGCAGACGCTGAGCGGTCATCAGAGTCTCGCGAGCAATCTTGAAGGTGCTCGGGAGGTTGGCATTGTTCGGGTCAGCAGGACCGGTGTACTCACGGAGAGACACCAGCACCTTGTCCTTCACGATGGACCGGCTGTTAGCAGTACCGATGGTTTGATCCTGGGTACGCTCACGGTTGGTCTTCGTACCGGGGTTACCCCAGAAGCGGTAACGATCCAGCTGAACGGTCTGACCAGGCTGTTTGGTGAAGTCGTGGACGACCACAGGCTCGCAAGCCATTTCCACGATATAAGCCGGATGGGGGCGGTACAGCTCCGCACCCAACAGCTTGGGAAAGTCGTTATCAATAAACATGTTGGTTTCTCAGCGTAGGGAAAGCTGATACCTGAGATCAGGCGATCTCAAACTCAACAGCCAAAGCTGTTAACTCTGGAACTGTTGGTTCCATTAAAAAAATTATAGCAATCCTTTATCAATCCGGATTATTAAGCTTCCGGATTTACCATCACGGGATAATTGTATCCATCGAGCATATTGCCGGCAGAGTACATCATCGGCGCCATGGAGCCCATGGCGTGGTAAGGATTCACGTAGCCGTCTGCAGGCTGCATGTCAATCCGTGCCGCTTGAATCTCAGGATCAATCGCCCCGCCACCAGCTGCTTTCATAGCCAGCATCGCCCCAGCAGCTTGGGCTTCTGCCTGTTGCTTACGTTCAGTCGACTTCTTGACGGCTTTTTTGGCTTTAGATTTGTCCATTAGCGGCTACCTTTTTTCTGTGGCATAGGAGGTTGAATTCCTAACGGAAGAGGTGGGACGAGTGGCATTGCCCGCATCACCATATACTGCTCGTTTGTGAATGCCATATTTTGTGCATTTTCAGCAGCTGTTTGAAACTGCGGAGCCAGTAAACCATTCCGAGGAAGGGGAGATCCAGGGAGATTAAGTTTGAGATATGCCGAATCAAGATCTCGGGGCATTGGCGGTTGTGGCGCATTTGGGTTGCCAACAACAGGAGCAGTCGCAACACGAATTGCGGCATACTCATCAATGTTCCCGGATTGAACTTGATTGGCGGTATCACCCGCACCAAACATTACAAGGCCGGGAGCGCCAATAGGACCGCCAGCAGTCCCGAAACTAGCGAGAAACTGAGCGGCTCTATCCCCAGCACTTGCTTTTTTTGATGCCATAACAAATCCTTTTTAAATAAAAAGGGGGCAGCGTTTGCTACCCCTTATTCTACGTTTAGTTAATTTGTTCAAAAACAGATGAATAATCGGCTTTTTTCCGATTATCACTCCATAACCAGGAGTTTCTGACGGAACACTTCAGGATTCTGCTGGGCAGCGTTCAGATAGCGCCAGGCGTTGGAGGGATCACGCTCGGCCAGGGAGCCGAAGCTGTTCCAGAAGTCCACGGGATTGCCCTGAGCCTGGGGCTGCGGGGGAACCGGCATTTCAGGGCGCTGGGGAGCAACCGGACGCTGGAACTGTTGACCCACGGCTTGAGCCTGAGCTTGCTGAGGGGCGGCGTAACCGATCTCTTCATCGGGGATCGGGTAGGGGCCGTTCTCGCCGAAGAACTCACAAGTGTAATCAGCGAGCACGTCGGGGTCGGTCAGGATGGTCTCGTAAGCCTTGTGCTCATTCGACAGTTCCTGAAGCAGATTGACGGCTTCGATCAGCTGATTGTTGGTGGTGATCAGAGCGTCTTCGAGCTGGCAAGCATAGTTGTTAAGGATCGCCGGAACATCAGGACCGAAATAATCAATAACTTCAAGACTTGCTTCGCTTACCCCGTTTGCTCGGAGCTGCTGGGGGCTGATTTCCAGCGAAGTTTGGGAAGAGCCGTTGGAGTAGGCCTGGCTGTTGTTGATCCCAGGCATAGAGGTCGGCATCCCCGCGTTGCTGTACTGGGGAGCCTGCTGGGAAGCGTAGCTGGCCGGGTCGATTTGAGGGCTCAGATTCGACTGTTGACCCTGGAATGGGAATTGGACGGGCGAACTCAGGAGCCCCACCACTCGGTTGAACGCTTCCTTGTACGGATTCTCCGCCTGTTGGGGCGCCTGGGGTGCTTGGGGGTACGACGCTGTAGGGGCGGAGGGGTACCCGTTCACCCCCATCTGGGCCTGCATTT